GAGCTCAGCGCCGCTGTGATGCTGGCAAGCGCGCCCTCTACCACAGGGCCAATATCATCCCAGAACGCAAACGCCACGACCGCCAGCGCCGAGACCGCCGCCGCCACCAAGCCAAACGGCGTGGCCTCCAGCGCCGCCCACAGCAGCCACGTTGCCCCGGCGGCCACTTTCGCCGCAGCGGCCCACGTGTAGAACACCGCCAGTCCGCCGCCGATCAGCTTCAGCCCGCGCACGATGGCCGGCATTTTGTCCGCGATCTCTTGCAGGAAGTCCTGGACGCCGGAGACGATCAGCTCCTTGTTTTCGCTGACCCACTTGGTGGTCAGCTGCACGACGTCCCGAAGGGCCCCACCCTTGAGCCCAAACAAAGCCACTGTGAGCCCATCGACCGCCGAGCCCAAGAGCGTCAAGTCACCCTGAAGCGTGTCCATACGCAGCTCGGCCATCTCCTGCGCGGCGCCAGTGGCGTTGCGTAGCTCGGCGGTTAGCTTCTCGACCTTGCCCGTTTCGAACAGCTTGGCGAGGTTCGAGGCTGCCTTCTGCCCGCGCAGGCCCACCAGGTCCGCGAGGATCGCCACGCGATCCATGCTGCCGCCCGACTTCTTGGCCAGCGTGTTGACGGTCGCCAAGACTTCGGGGAACGCCTTCATGTTCCCTTGAGCATCCTTGAAAGAAAGCCCAAGCCGCTTCATCTGCTTGGCAATCGCCGCCGGCGGCTTCGCCAGCTTCGTGAGCATCGTGTTCATGGCGGAGCCTGCCACCGATGCGTCAAGTCCTACGTCCTGCAGAAGCGCCACGCTCGCGACGACATCCTCGAGCGGAACGCCGAGCACGCGCGCCGTCGATGCCACGTTGCGCAGCGATTCTCCAAGCGTTCCGATCGTGGAGTTGGTGCGCGATGATGCGAGCGCAAGAACGTCGGCAACCCGGGTCGCGTCACTCGTCGCGAGCCCCATGCCCTTCAGGGCATTGGAGACGTGATCGGCGACTTCTGCTATCTCGAGACCGGAGGCCGCTGCGGCGTTCAGAACGCCGGGTACGCCCGCCAGGATGTCGGCGGCCGAGAACCCTGACCGCGCCATGATTTCCATGGCGCCCGCGGCTTCGGTCGCGGTGAACTTCGTTGTTGCGCCCAGGTCGAGCGCCATCTTTTCGAGCGGGGCGATCTGCGCGCGCGTCTGCAGGCCAACGGCCCCGACGTTCGTAATCGCCTGCTCGAAGTCCGCGCCCGACTTGCCAAGCGCTGTAAGGGCCAGCGTGGCCGCCAGCGCCGCCGCCCCGACCACCGCACCGGTGCGCGCGATGGTGCGGTGCGCACCGCTAAAGGCCCGGTCAAGCCGACGGATGCTCCGGCTGCCGTTGCGGGCCATTCGCTCGATGCGCTTTGTCATGCGCGCGACCGGGCGAGTCATCCGGTCTTTGGCCTCGAAGACGGCTTCAACGCTGAAACGACCGGCCATTCGCGCACCTACTCGGGTTTAGTTGCGCGGCGTAGTTCCGCACGTACCCCGTCATAGAAGAATCGTATCTCGCTGAGCGAAAGCGTCCGGGCGTCGGGCAGGCCAGGGTAGTCGCGCGCGATCTGCAGAAGCATCTCCGTGTAGACGGTAAGCATCGTATGGCCGCCGACCATCCGATCCGGGTCCTCTGGATCCCGCTTCTTTCGCAAGTGTGCGTCTTCTCCTAGGCGCACAAGCGGCGTGGCTACCCTCCCAAAAAAAGCCCGGCGATGGCGTGGCACACCTTTAGATCGCGGTTCTTCATTTGAGCGAACCGCTTGGGGTTCGTGCGAGTGATGCCAGCCAGGAAGTGGTGAATCTTGCCGAAGTCGTGAGTACGCTTCTGGGTATCCATGGCCATCAGGTTTGCACCCTCCGGCTCGTGGAACGTAATCGGCTCGGCGCCCTCGACGGTCGTCGGCCTGAACACGGGTTCTCCGTCGTCGTTGACGACCAGCGAACCGGCCATGACTGCGCGGAGAAATATGGCTTTGGCGTTATCGAAGGACTGACGATCCTCCGCGTCCATGCCTTCTTTGTTCACTTCGAGATCCATCGCTTCCACAAAGCGATCGAACTCGGATTCCGCAACCTCTGGGGCAACCTTAGGATCTGCCACGGCTTACCCCCTACTGCTGCGCCAGCCTGCCGCCGCCGCTGAGCGTGACGGGGACGGTTGCGTTCTGACTTGACGCCTTCAGTTCGCCGACGATTTGGCCCTTCGACTCAACCGTGACGTTGGATGCGTAGGTGATCGAGATGTCGACCGGCTCGGTCGCGTCGGCCACGTCCTGAAGAAACTCCAGATCGGCCTGGTTGTCGTCGAAGGACAGAGTCAGCCCGTCGAGCATCCAAGCAACGCGCGTTTTGACGGTCCGAAACGTGCCGTTGCCGTTCATCTGGATTTCGTTCTCGAAGCCGCCATATTTGCGACCCGAGTCCGCATCCGCGGCGACCGGAAACAACCGGCCATCGATAGTGACGGCCTCGATCGATCCTCCCACTGCTGTCATTTGCGTGCCTCTTCTCTCGGCGCTTTGCGCGCACGGGTGCACCCACGCGAAGCGCGCCCGATTCAGCGCGCCGCATGCGGTGTTGGTTGATCAGGTGTGGAGAGCCGGCCCTAGGCCGCGGCGCCGCCGAAGTAGAACCCGAAGTTCAGGTTGATCGGGATCTGGTTGGTGTTGCCGGACAGCTGAACCGTGGTCGAAACGTTCAGCCGGTTGTTGTTCTGGCTGTCGATGTCCGCGGTGGTCGCAGCCTTCGCCGCTTCCGGGTTGCTGATGATGGCGTCCAGCGCGAGCCCATCGATCACGTTGTTGATCGCCGTGATCGCCATGTTCGGCTTCTTCGCATCTGGGTTCGTGGTCGCCTGGTTGTTCGGAATGAGCGGCGCGCCGTCCCACTTCGGAACCGCGAAAGTAGCCTCGATGTTGAACATCACGTTCATCAACTTGACGATGGCCACCACGAATCGGTAGGCGGGGATCGGCTCACCCGCGGGCGCGTAGTGCGTCACCACATCGGAGATGGTGACCACCCCGTCCCGCACCTCCACTGTGGAGCTGCCGGCCTTCACGGCCTGGTCACGCACCGTGTAGTCCCACTGCTCGGCGTCGGTGCCTGGGATCAGCCCGGTGGCGCGCTGGCTGCCGTAGTCCCGCGCGGGGTTGTTGTTGGCGATGCGGGCGATTTTGGCGAGCTCCCTCGCCGCGATCACGCACGGCAGGTTGGGCGATCCGGGGCCTGTCAGCTGCGCATTTACCTTGTCATCGGTGCGGGCCGCCGTGATGACGGTTGCGGTCGCTTTGCTCGCATCGTTGTTGCCGCGGAACACCACGATTGGGCGCGGCTTGTTCTGCGTGTAGCGAGCATCTCCCCAGGCCTGGAATGCATCGAGTGCGGTGGTGTCCGCGCCGTCCAGGGCGTTGAGCCCGAAGGTCTCCCAGACCTGGCCCACCTGCGCGATCGCCGCGTTGACACTCGGGTTGACCAACCCGCCGATCGGCTGCGTGATGGCGAAAGTGGTTCCGAGCGTGGTGTCACCGAGCACTTCGATCCCAATGCCGTTCGCGCTCGTGCCCTTCCACTTCGAAGGGAATGCCACGTCCGTCGCCGGGACCGTAAGCGTGAAACTGTCGCCCACGATGTAGTCCGCCGCGCCGTCGCTCAGGGTGAACTGGATCCCTGCCGCAGTCTGCGGCGCGCCCGACACGTCGATCGATGTCGAGATGATCGTGCCGTCCGGATCGGTCAGCGTGAACGTGCCGCCGTCGACCGCAGCCGTGTTGCACACGAGCGTGTAGTCGCCAGGCGTCGGGCTGCCGGTTGCCGACAGCGAGCCAAGTGTGCCGTCGCCCGTGTTCGAGCCGTCCGGGGTCGCGACAATCGTGCCGTAGCTGTACACGACCGTCACGGGCATATGCAGCACCGCGAGGACGGCCTTGCCCATCTCCGCGCAGACGTATGTCACATCGATCGCACCCTTCGGCACTACGAACTCGTTGGACTCAACGCCACCGATCCGCAGCTTGTAGGCCGCTGCCTTGGTCTGCGTTCCAGACGGTGTGATGTCACCGCTCGATGCCACGCCCGAACCGTCATCCGTGAGCGGATAGATGGTGACCGGGATCGTGCCAACTCCGTCGCCGTTCTGCGGAAGCAACTGGCGCGCGATGAGGTGCGCCGGAGAGCCGTAGCCCATCACCGCGCCCACCTGTGCCGCGCTTTCGGCCTGGAACTTGGTCGTGGGGTAGCTCGATGCGGACGCGCCTTGTGCGAACACAGCGATGCGCATGGGCAGGAATAGCGAACTTCCCGAGCGCAGATCCTTGTAGTTGGCCTCAATGCCAACGACCCGGGCAACGGCGGATGAATCGATCGTCATGCGGGTGACTCCTGCGCGCCCACGCGCGCACTACAGCGCCGCCGCCAAAGGGGCGCGCGTGGTGATTTGGGTTTGGAGGGGTAAGCGGGACGCTCAGTAAACGCCGTTGAAGTAGACCGACCCGTCTTCAGCGCGACGCACGGTCGCGTAAATCGAATCCGGGCCCATGATCTCGCCAGTGACCTGCGGCGCCGTCTCGGCCATGTCCACGTTGAGGCGGAGGCGAGCGACAGCAACGTTCTGCGCCACTTGTTCGATCGGGATGTCTTGCGCCTGCTCGCTCTCGGGCATCCGCTTCCACACGGTGCCTCGCAGGCCAAGGTAGGTGTACTGCGCGCTCATCAAGATGTTGCGTGTGAGCGTGAGCGCGCGCTCTGCGCTCTGGCGCGCTTCGAGGTCGCCGGCGACGTGGCCCGTGGTCGTGCCTTGCCGTGTCACGCCGTAACCAAAGCAGTCGATGTTGTACGTCGCGGTGCCCTTCTGTTGGCGGACAGGGTCGCTCGCGGCGCCGTCATAGACGAAGGTGTCAAACGCTACGTTGACGATCCGCGGCGCGTTGTCCGGGTCGTCGATCTGATCGATGTAGTCGGACCATGGGCGGGCGCGCTCGCTGTACACCAGCAAGCCCCAGCGCCTGTCATCCTCCCCGGCCGCCAGCGCAAGCAACTTCTGATTGTCGCTCTCGAGCTTCAGGATCCCGGCTATCTGATCGCGCACGATGAACTTGTTGTCCGTCGTGCTGATAAGCGTGTCGATCAGCGCAGCCATCGTTTCCTTATCCGATGCTATAGAACTCGAGCACGCATACCACCGCGCCGATCGCTCGGTCCGGGTATGCGTCCATCACAGCGAAGGTGTGCTCTTTGCCGTCGAGATCATCGAAGCGCACCAGCCAAGGCCGCTTAGTGGTGTCGGACGCGCCGACAGGGGTGCCCAGGTGCGCGGCCGTAAGAGACGCCAATGACAGTGCCACCGACACCGTGCGGCCGCTGATGATCTGGCCGGTCTCCGGGTCCATCGCCGCGTGCACGTCCGTGGTAAGGCCGGTGAGCGCCGCCTCGAACCCCTGTGGGTCCGTCACCGTCACCGGCCAACCAAACTCGTCCGTGTTCTCAGCGATGGCCCGGAAGTCGGCCGCCGCCTGCGTGCGCAGGCTCATGGTGGTTCACCCCTTGGCGGGCTGGCCCTTGCGGTTGTCGATCACAAGCCCCTTGCGGATCAGGCGGTCGAGGGTCGCGCGCGCTGCATCCTCGCCACCCTTCCCGGTCACGAAGTCGCGCAAGTGCACCTCGGCCCCGGCGTCGAGGTTCCCGCGCGCGCCCACAAGGGACCTGCCCGGGGCCACTTCGAGGTCATACCGTGGGCGGCGGTGGGTCGACCGGGACGGAGGCGCCCCGCCGATCCCGTCCTCGCCGGCACCGTTGACGGGCGGCGGGGGCGCGTCGGGGTTCCGCAGCGGCCCACCGTCGCCCTTGCTCGAAACGTCGTTCGGGGCTTCTGGATCTTGAGGCGGATCCGAAGTCCCCGCGTCAGCGGGGGCGCTGATGCCCCGTCGTTGAGCTCCGCGGTTCTTGCTCATTGGACAACGTCCAAGCTGCCGATCGTGTCGATCGCGGTCGGGATCGTCAGCGGGCGGGTGCCAGCTTGCACGATCAGGTTCTCGCGGTTCTCGGTGATCCACGCGTTGGTCGTGAGGTCGAGGCCCCGCTCCGAGTCGCTCATCCGGGTGGGCAGGAACGGCATCGCCTGCGGGTCCGGGGGAAGCAGGCGGGGGATCCCACCGTAGGTCAGATCAAGCCGGCCATCGCCGACGATGATCACCTTGTCGGCGGCCACGTAAGGCGTGAGCGCTCCGCCGTTCGGGTTCTTGTACTCGGCCTCGTAGAGCCACATCTCCATGCGGTACGAGCCGAGGATCACGTAACCCATGAAGCTCGCACCCTCGCCGCGGGCATCTGGAGCGAGCTCGCCCATGCTGCCCTTGAAAGCGTCGGTGCGGAACATCGCTTGCACGTCCGAGTTGGCCCGGAACCGCTGCCATGCGCTGGTCCCGAATACCATCCGCTTCGGGCTCTTCTTGCCATTCTGACGAATGACGCGTACCTGCGCCTCCAGATCCGTGAGGGGGTCCCCGGAGGAGCCGTCGACCGCCCAGTCGGTGGAGACCGTTGCGTGGTTCGCCGACTTCGGCTTGAAGTCGAGCGTGTAGAGCGTGTTGCCGCCGGCGTCGCTGAGGGTCAGCACACCGGTTTGCAACACCTGCGCCGCCATCAGTTCCACAGAGCGCCGGATCTTGCGCTCCAGCTTGCGGAACACGCGGAACGCCTCGCCGAGGGCGTTGGCGCCGTAGTCTGGATTGGCGAAAGGGTTCTCGCCGGGCTGGCGCTTGATCTGGTGATACGAGGTGATCGCGCCCTTCTCCTTGAAGATCGGGGGCACGAACGACTTGTTTGTGTACCGAGTCGCTTCATTGTCGCGCGCGCCCGCGGTCAAGTCCTGGACCACAACTGCGATGTCCGGATCTTCGCGGATGACATCCAGCTCTACCCGTTCGGTGTCGTGGAAGTTCTCGGGCGGGCTTCGGAACATGCCAGACAGGAACATGGGGGCCGAAGCCTCGTCCATGTACATGCTGATCATGCGGTTGGTGCTGTCGTCGCTCATTTCATCATTGCCTTTTGATCAAACGAGGGCGCACCACGCCCAACCCGAAACGGGCGCCGAAGCGCTCGGGTGCGTGGACCCTCTAAGGTCTTTGGTTGTCGGTGAATGGAGGCGAGCGGCGCGGCGCCGTCATGGCGCCAAGGGGCGCGCGCTCTGCTCTCCGGTGATATTTACTGGTTGTCGAGCTGCGCCAACTGCTGGACGCTGATCGCGTGAATGCCGTAGTCGCGGAGCTGGTCAATCACGACGCTGTCCACGTTCGAATCGTCGCCGTCGGCATCGATGATGAGCCGTTCCTTGCGAACG